AACAACCTTAAGATCTCCAAATTTTAATATTGAGATAGCAGATGAAAGCGTAGTACCTACGGGATACTATACCTATGATGAACTTCTTAGTTATCCAATAAATAATAGTAATAGTGAAATATATACTGCAATAAGTGAAAAAGGAGTAGATATTAGTATAGACTTTTCTAATTTCAGTAACTTTATACATTTCTCATCCGCACAAGAGAGATTGTTGAATTTTAAATATAAATTAGATTTAATAGCAAGTTACTCTCAAAGTATTGCATCTGGATCAAACGCAACAACAGGTCTTCAAGGAATATCAGGAAGTAGATTGTTTTACGAAAAACAACTAACTGGAGTTATTAGTAATTTTGATCAATACGAAAGATTTCTATATTATGAATCTGGAAGCGATTCTTGGCCAAAAACAGGTACAACAAAGCCATATACAAATAAAATAAGCACAGATGCAGAGGCAATAAGTTGGTATACAAGTCAAATTACTGATGCAATTAACTACGATAATACAAACTATAACTCATTAATTCAGAGTATACCGACATACTTACGAGACGACGCTAGTAATCAAAACTATCTAACTTTCGTATTCATGGTAGGACAGCATTTCGATAACTTATGGCTATACTCAAAAGCAGTAACAGATAAATACGATGCTGATAATAGAATAGGCTTTGGAATATCAAAAGACTTAGTAGCAGAAGCTTTAAAGAATTTTGGAGTAAAACTCTATACATCAAATAATTCTATACAAGACTTATTTACCACTATTATAGGACAAGCTTACCAAACAGGTAGTGAGGTGATAACTAACTACATTACAGGATCTCTAACAGGATCAAATACTCCTATTCAACCATCCTCGTATAATAACTACGAAAAGGAAATTCAAAAACGAATATACCACAATCTTCCTTTATTAATTAAATCAAAAGGGACAGAGAGAGGTTTAAGAGCACTAATTAATTGCTTTGGAATCCCTTCAGAAATATTAAAAATTAAGACATACGGAGGAAGAAATACAGAAGAACTGCCTTTCTACGGGGATTCTACATATTATACTAGTTCTTTAGATAAAATAAGATTAGATCATACAGGAAGTATCATAGCCGGAAACACTCTATCAACTAACACTTCAATAATAAAGAGAGATGCAAAATATACAGATGATTTACACAGTATAGAAGTAGGGTTTTCTCCTACAGATAATATAGATAATTTTATAGTATCAGCTTCTCTCGCCACAGGTTCTCTATCAAACTTTAATATTGACGAGTACATAGGAGATCCAAGAAACCTGTACATGGATAGGTATGAAGGACTAGATCTACAAGCACAGAATATACTCGGGGACTTAACTCAATATAACCTACAAGACTATGTAAGATTGATTAAGTTCTTTGATAATATAATCTTTAAGATGATTAAGGATTTTATCCCAGCTAGAGCAGTTGCAGATACAGGTATTATCATTAAGCCAAATTTATTAAACAGATCAAAAGCTAAATCAGTACAAGTAGAAGTAACACAACCGGAATACTCAGGATCAATAGATACAGCATTTATTACAGGATCAAATGCAAGATCTTTTGGAGCAAATGATGACTATATTACAGGGTACACAACAAGAGTACAAACACCTTTTGGAATAGGAAGCATTACTGATAACTTAAACGAGCAACCTAAATTTAATGGTGAATTAGCAAATAGTGGTATACTAGTATCAAATGGAGAGTGGAATGAAGACAATCCATATAAACAACCGCTTATAGTTGATTATAGCTATAACATACGAGTATGGACGGTACCGAATATATGTATATTTGACCCAGATAGCATAGACATAAGGTACGTAACATCAAGTACTGCAACTTATCCCCCTACTTACTTTTTTGATAATGGACTACTAGCAACAACAGTATACACTTCTTCCAACCCAGCAGGAGAAGTCATATATCCTACCATGCCAGTATCCTACTCAGGATATAGCCAATACCAAAGCATCTATATGACTGCAAGTAATGGAATACTACCAGAAGATACAGAAGAGTGTGTAGATGTAGTAAATGTAATTTATGGAACATGTAGCCTATCACTTACACTATCAGGACAGCTAACATCATCTGTAGCACCGAATGCTGTTGTAAACTTAAACACTTGGTTTGAAATACACCCAGATCAGACAATAGACTATGCAGTATACATACCAGCAAATTCACCAACACCAATAGCAACCTTCACACCATATACCTACAACCAACAAAACTTCTATCAATTTCCAAATGCGGTAACAACTGCAACTATAACGGTAAATGATCCGCAATTAGGAGGAATATGCAATATAACAAAGACTGTTAGTGTAGACACATGTATACTACAGGCAGTTACCGGTAAGTTAGTATATAATGTAAGTACAAATGAACAGCCATTAATATTAAGTGATTACTTTATCAACGAAATACCAGGAACAGTGTATACCGTTATACTTTACGCAACAACTACAGACCAACAAACAATATCTGTAGCAGGAGTAAATTGGAGTATACCAGCAGGTTATGCAGGAGACTTCATTGTGATAGAAGCTCGTAATAGCGAAAGCTGTATAAGAAGAGTAACGATAACAGAGTATAACTATGTTTACGTGCCAGTAGGAACAGGAGGAGGATTACAGACAATACAGCTATGCCCATCAAACGGAGGGTATGTAGACTGTAATACACTGCCTCCGTCACTTCCATAAAACAAAATAGAAAATATGACACAACAAGAGTTCTTACTAGTAGCATCCCAAGCTACCTACGGAATAAACATATGGGTAACAGAAACAGAGCCTTACACAGTATTAGGACTAACTGTACCTGTGTATGACTTAGAACTAACATATGTACAAGCTTATTTAGAACAGTTAGAGCAAATAATACTACCGGTAGATGAAACACTGACAGTAACGCTAACAGTAGTGGAAAGTAGTTTGCAGACCAGTAATGGATTCACATACTTCTTCTTTATAGTAGAACCGCAGGTAATCTCTACAATAGGAGATAATACAGTACCAAGTGGTGTAGTATTACTATTACCCGGAGTAGAGGCTGCAACCTTTAATTCAAGTCCATATAACGTATTGCAAGGAAACGCAGAAACACAACAGCAGTCAAGTTATATATTACAAGCAGGAAGCACTACGAGAGCTTACGTACAAGATAGCCTATTATCGGATACCGGATGGATTAATGCAAGGTATGAAGGAAGTAAAACAAATAGCACTAATTACGGTACGATAGAAGCAGCAGTACTAGGGAGTTCTTTTGAAGGAATTTATTACGTACCAAGTATAACGGACTCGCAAGTACAGTCACAATCAATTAGCAATCCTATATACACAAGGTATCTACAAACCGGAAAAGAAGCTTTACCTACTTATGGAGTGCCTGAGCTACCATCAGTAAATCTACAGGCAGTATTAACTCCAACAGGCTCAACTGTACTTATAACAACGCAATCATTTAATACAACTTCCCCTCAATTAGTAGTAGGAGATTTGGTGAGGATAGATAAAGAAGCAACTGTCGGTGGGGTATTTTCAAATGAAGTATTAAAAATAACAAACATACAACCATATGCTCTTAACCCAACATATAACCAAATAACCTATACAAGAGGGTGGAGTGGCACAAGTATATATACAGGATCGTACACCTCACCAGCTGGAGTCTATAGAATTGAACCAGTAAGAATTTACGAACTACTAGGAAACAAACTACAGACAGTAAGTAGAGGAAAAGTACAGATTAGACAAACAAGTGATATAGCATACACAGATCCTTTAGGGTTTGTTTACACAGGAAGTTTTTCGTAACTTCCAATTAACAGAAATATAACTATTTATAAAATATAAACATACAAGAAAATGGGATACTTAAGTAATGCAGTGGTAACTGTAGATGCAATTTTAACAAAAAAAGGTAGAGAACTACTTGCAAGAGGTGATGGATCTTTTAAAATAACACAATTTGCTTTAGCAGATGATGAGATTGACTATACATTATACAATCCAGATCACCCATCAGGATCTGCATATTTCGGTCAAGCTATTGAAGCAATGCCTCTTCTCGAAGCATTTCCTGATGAAACTCAGATTATGAAGTATAAACTTACAACTCTACCAAGAGGTACAGCTAAGTTACCGATACTAGATCTAGGATTTGCAGCTATTAGACTAAAGCAAGGAGCATCATTAGCAGTAACTCCACAAACACTAAACTACCTAGGAGCAACACAGACATTCGAATCATCAGGGTACGTTGCAACTCTTGCCGATGCTAGAGTTACAAATACGTTTAATGGAGTAGGAGTTAATACAACAGAAGCAGTAGCATTAAACTCGACAACAACACTAGGTACCAATGTATCTAAAACAGTAATAGGAACATCCATTAATATTACAGCAACAACAATTAATACACTGTTTGGAGCAAACGAGACACTACAAACAACTTTAACAGTGATAGGTAGAGATTCAGGAGCTAGAGTAACAATACCGGTAACAATTATAAAAGTAAATCAATAACAATGGCATTTAAGAGATTAGACCCAGAAGACATATCAATTAGTGCTGAATTAGTAGTAGCACCAGCTTGGACAGGACAAGTGAATACCTTAACAGGATTTTTTACAGACTCATCACAAGTCAGCAGTACGGGTAGGTATTATTATAATATTTACCAAACTGGTTCTGATGCAAGTAATGCAGCAGTTCAATTTTCTATTGCATATGGAAATAGTTTAGGAAGTGGTTCAGGAAATATTGGAAACATAGTAGGAAAATCCCCTTCAGCAATAACTTACGGACAGTATAGAACACTAATCAACGGAGACGAGGATACAGATTTTATCTTCGGAACTGCCACACCAAAATCTATTTATGCAATAACAGTAAACAGATCAAGATATAAAGAGAGACTAAAAGCAGGATCTCTAAACTTAGTAATAGGATCAGGATCAAATAGAATAAGCTTAATTGATAATAGTACAACTCAAACTACAGTTTCATATACAGATGCTGGAAGAGTTTACGACATAGTAAGCGGATCAGGAATAGGTACATCTGCTACAGTAAATACAACGTTCAACACAACAGGTCATACATTTAATTCAGGTTCTTACGGTAAATTTCTACCAGATGTAGGGGTAATTATTCTAAACGGAGATGCATTAGCAGCACCTTACGCATCAGGAGGTTTAGCAATTCCTATTAACGAAACAAGCAATGCAACATCTTCTTTAAATAATCAGACCTTATTTCAGATTATTTCAACAGGAAGTAGTTTTACACTACAGTCAGAAGAGACAATATCATCAAACTACGTATTTGTTAGAGTTAGAAATAGTGAATTTAACTACTCTACAAACCCTTCAAATATAACAGGATCAGGAGAACTAAGATGGGATGTAATGGTGAATACACCACAAAGTTACATAACTACAGTAGGTATGTATAACGATAATAACGACCTACTAGGAGTAGCAAAATTATCTAGACCTTTATTAAAAGATTTTACAAAAGAAGCGTTAGTAAGAATCAAACTTGACTATTAATGAATGAGTGCTTACAAAAAATTAAACAAACAAGACGCATACATAACAACCTATACTGCTCACAAAACATGGGAAGTATCTGGTAGTCAGTTTGAGGACTTAGGCATACAAATAATGAGAGATGTAACGGGGAGTTACTACAGCAGTATAAAGCAGCTGTACTACCCAACTAAACTCTCAGGAAGTATTGTTTCACATTCATTCGACTACTACGAACAGACGACATTAAATAACCCAGATACTAGAAATCTAGTAGAAGGATCATTCTTAGTATCGCTTCCTAGAGATATAATAGGGACTAACATGACACCAGGAGTAGGCTTAAGTTTCTACGTAAACCAGGTACAGCAGTCGAGGTATGTTAGTGCATCATATATGGAGGAACTGTACACAGATGACCCTTTAATAGTACAGAATGTAGATACACTAGGACTAGACGATGATGGAGAAGGAGGAATATATGTTAGTGGAAGTAATCCAAGACAGTATGTAGGAGATATAATATATCCTCACGGAATAATAAATATTACAGATAGCTCATATAGTACAGTGTTACAAAATATGTGGGGAGCAGGAGGAAGTTCACGTAATACTAGGGAAAATTTAGTACTAAACTGGCAATCAAGCTTACCGATCTTTACACATAATTACCACTGTAAAATTAGAGAATCTGAATTTAATACTACATATAACCCAAGTAGTCTAACAAGTTCATATCAGACAACTTACGATAACGAAGGAACTCTTTTTGCAGTATCTAGTAGCTATCAGACAGGTATAAGAAAAAATAATATCACAGGAAGTGAATTCCAACCATACATTACAACAGTGGGTTTATACAACGATGCAAACCAGTTAATAGCAGTAGCAAAAATGGGACAACCAGTACCAAAACCAGCAAATACAGATATGACAATAATAGTTAAAATAGACATATAATGGCAATAACTTTAAGAGCTGTAACAGGATCAGCACTCTCACACGCCCAAGTAGATAGAAACTTTTCATCAATGTACTACTCCTCATCTCTTACAGGACAAGTATTAACCTTCTTTACCACAGGAAGTGCTACAATAGGACAAGTACCAACCTCGGCAAGTTTTATAATACCATCAGCATCAAAGTGGACAGATATACCAGGAGGAGGTATTGCTAGAAATAGTAATGTAGAGATTACAGGATCCTTTACTCAAGGAAGTAGTAACGTTAGAGCATCAGGTGCTAATTCTCATGCAGAAGGATTTGGAAGCACAGCATCAGGATCAAATTCACATGCAGAAGGGCTATATGCTACAGCAATAGGAGAGTGGTCTCATGCTGAAGGAGACGCTACTCAAGCAATAGGAGATCTTTCACACGCAGAAGGATACAGTACTCAAGCAATAGGAGAAGGATCACACGCAGAAGGGCGTGAGACTCAAGCAATAGGAGAATGGTCTCATGCTGAGGGAATCAGCACAACTGCAACTGGAAACTATTCACATGCTGAGGGAGTCGGAACAACTGCAACTGGAAACTATTCACATGCTGAAGGTACAGGTACAACCTCATTAGGGCCAAATTCACATGCAGAAGGAGATAATGCTCAAGCAATAGGAACAGGATCACATGCTGAAGGATTCTCTACCCAAGCAATAGGAGAATGGTCTCATGCAGAAGGTAGTAACACTATAGCATCAGGGAGTAGATCTCATGCAGAAGGATTATATACTATAGCATTAGGAAGATATCAACACGTACAAGGAAGATACAACCAGACATCTTCAGCAGATTCAGCTTTTATAATAGGAAACGGAATCAATTCTGCAAATAGATCTAACTTAGTATTTGCATCAGGAAGTACATTTCAAGTAACAGGATCAATATATACAACAGGAGATATTGTTTCGTTAGGAAACATAACTGCACAGCAATACATCGTATCAACATCAGTATACTATGTAACAGAATCATATCTATCAGGATCTCATATTTTTGGAAATACACTCGACGATACTCATCAATTTACAGGGTCATTACTGGTATCAAATTCACTAGTAGTAAGAGGTACTCATACAGTAACAGGATCGGTAAATATATTAGGTACTCAGAATATTAATGGAGGAATGAACTTTACAGCCACATCAACCCTAAGCACACCAGATTTATTAGGAAATGGTAGTACAAGTAACCTAACAATACGGGGCAATCAAGGACTTATTCTAAGTGAAGCAAACGGAAACGTTGGACAAATTGTAATTGGCAATGCAACAAATAATGTAGCAGTTAGTAATGACACTAAAGACTTTGTAAAATTTGCACGAAACTGGAATGCAGTATCAGGTTCAACTAACCTAACCATGAATGCACTACATGTAAGTAATAGTATCAATTTTGTAAGTTCTTCAGGGACAAACATAGCAAGAGGTCTTTATATCAATCCAACACTAACCGGTGTAACTGATTATAGAGCAATAGAAGTAGTTACAGGGTCTGTGCAGATAACTGGATCAGTACAAATTACCGGTTCACTTATTTCAACAGGAGGAACAGTCTTTACAGGAACACATACACTTTCAGGATCAAACACGATAACAGGAGTAACTATAATGTCGGGATCAGTTACCGTAGCAAGTGGAAGTGACTTTTACTATGGAGCAAATAAGCAGTATAATTACGGAGCATTTCAGCACAACTTTTCACAATCGGGATCTGCAAACGTATCACACTCATTTGCACTTGGAACAACAGATGAAGCTATTGGGGTAAGTATAGTAAGTGGAAGTAGAATTACAGTTGCAAATAATGGAACTTATAACTTACAATTCTCAGTACAACTATATACACCAGCAGGAACAGATGTTTATATCTGGTTTAAAAGAAACGGAGTAAATATAACCGACTCAGCAACTAGGGTAGATACTGATAACGGAAAGAGATATGTTCCTGCTTGGAATTATGTAAAATCTCTATCAGCTGGAGATTATCTCGAAGTAGTGTGGCAAAGTGGTGCAGCAAATACTGTATTTGAAGCCGTAACCGCTACAGGAAATATTCCAGGAATACCATCCATTATAACAACCATTACACAAGTAAGATAAACATATGTGGTTTTATAAACAACAACAAATAAAAGAACTTACAGATATGCCCGAACACACATTCGGGTTTATCTACGAAGTTACACATACCCCTACAGGAAAAAAGTATTTAGGAAGAAAGCAGTTAATATCGGTAACTAGAAAATTATTAGGGAAAAAAGAACTAGCACTAATTACAGATAAGAGATCTTCTAAAAAGAAGACTATTACAAAAGAGACAGACTGGAAAGCCTATTACGGATCTCATCCGGAGATTAAGCAGATGATAAAAGAGGGAAAACAGTTGGAATTTACAAGAGAAATTCTGATCTTTGTCTCAACTAAGAAGCAGTTGACTTATTACGAAGACAAGTATTTATATATGAAAGGAGTAATTGAGCCAGGATCAATATACTTCAATGATAATGTTAGTGGCCGTTTTTTTAAAAAAGACTTTTTATGATAAAACTACTAAATCTACTAGTTGATACAACACCGGGCTTAAATTACCATTTAAAGCACGGAATCCCTTTATCTGAGAATATCTACAGGTACTCTTCCAATGCCTTTATACAATTGTTTACTGAAGCAAGAACATTGCACAGAGACGGTTATTTAGAGCTATGTCAAGAGGATAGGCTTTTACTAGAACAAACAGATATAGGGGAGTATGGCACTTTTCAAGGACAAAAAGTACCTCTAGATATGCCAATGACAGGAATAGGAGAGGAGATTATTTGTAGAAAATGTAAACACAGATGGGAGGTAACACCTGAAGATAATCATCCAGCGTTATGTCATAAATGCGGTTACGATAATGTAAGAGGTATTTATGATATGCAAGCATTAGAGGACTGGAAAAATCTTCAAGAAGAGGTTAATACAAGGCTGCCCAAAGCAGGAGAATACGGAGGAAATATAAGAAGAAACATGACTGTTACCGATAAGGAAAATAGACAGTTACGAATTATAGACATCACAGATAATAAAGTAGGACTAAAACCATCAGGATACTCTGGACAGACTCTAGTATTTCCAGACAACTATGATCAATTTGCTAGAGTATTTGATTTTTGGGATTACTTTAATCTTGATAAAATCGTAGAAGCAGAATACCACGGAAAAGAAGTACCACTTGGAAAGCCAAAAAGAGGTGGTTCTAAAAAATTCTACGTTTATACTAAAAATAAAAAAGGCAATGTGATAAAAGTATCTTTTGGAGGTACAACAGGATTAAATGTAAAAATAGATGAACCAGGAGCAAGATCTTCTTTTGCAGCTCGTCATCAATGTGCAACAAAAAAGGATAAAACAAAACCAGGGTACTGGGCTTGTAATATCGGAAGATATTGGAAGTCTTTAGGGGGTAGTAAAAACTTTAGTGGATACTGGTAATATGAGGCCTTATACAGAAACACATACAGAAGAGTATATTTATAGAAAATTTACACAAGATATAGATGAACAGGAATTAGTCTGGCATAGAGACAGAAACGATAGAGAAGTAACAGTATTAGACACTACAGATTGGCAATTTCAGTTAGAAGATTCAATACCACAACAACTTCAAGATACTATCTTTATTCCAAAAGATACATACCATAGATTAATAAAAGGAACAGGAGCATTAGACCTTAGGATATTAGAATTTTAACATCTATTTATATAGAAATACCGACATGAAAAGATCACAATTAAGAGAAATAGTACTAGAAGCAATGAAAGGATATTCCAAATATGCTCCAGGAGGAACTACAAGCGGGGGTACAACAGCCGACTTCGGAACGATTTTAAAAAATATAGCTCTAGGAAAAGATCAAGAAACAAGAGGAAACGAGACATTAGATAAAGCAGATCCTGAAAATGTAGCTAGAATTACTAGAGGTGAAAAACCTATTTATGAAGCAGAAGGAGAGCAAACATATCATGTTACTTTTTACGTAGGAGATGATGATTATGATTGGGATGTAAAAGCCTCTTCACCAGAAGAAGCTATTAAAAAAGTACAATCTGGAGAAGCAGAGGGACCTTACGGACAATCACTACCAAGAGCAGCTAGAAAGTTCAGTGCTGTAGTTAAGAAATAATGAAACTAGTAACAATACTGAAAGAGATCTTAGACCCAACTCAAGAGTACCAAGAACTTGTAAATGATATCATTGACCAAGGAGGAGAGTATTTAGGAGAAGGAGATTACGGAGTAGTCTTTCTAGTAGGAAACAAAGTTTTAAAAGTAACTACTGATTCAGAAGAATTAGAAGATGCACAACAGATAAAAGGGCAAAGGACTAAATACTTCGTTTACATATACGATGTAGAGGTTAGACATGCAAAACTAGGAATCATTACAATGGAAAATCTAGAACCTTTTACAGGGTCTGAACAAGATGTTCCAATTCAAGAAATAGAAGAGGAAGCAGAACTACTAGGCATCTATCCAGACTTAGAAGGACCAGGAGGTTCAATTAAAATGGATAACTTAATGCAAGATAGGCGAGGTAGGGTAAAAGTAATAGACGTATAATGGCAAAAGTATCACATAGCTCTCCTCAAAAAACAAGGACAGGTAAAAGTAGAAAATCAGTATTAAAAACATTTAAGCTAATAAAGCAAAATGAACAACTTCTTAAAAAATTACAAAATGGATAATTTTGACTTAAAAAAATTCTTAGTAGAAAATAAATTAACTAATAATTCTAGAAATATTACTGAAATAGGAGTAGGACAAGGAGTCAATATAGATCCATCAGGAAAAGATTTACTTGGAGACAAAGAAGAGACTTCTACCGCAGCAGATAATCAGCTTAGACAACTAAAACCAGAAAAGTGGAGAGCAATTCCAATGCCTACTGAATACAGCTACAGACTAGTTTACATGTATTCCTCCAAACCAGAATATCAAATATTTCTAAAAGCAGAACCTAAACAAGAAAACTATCAATCTTTTTTAAAAATTGCTCCAAAACCAATGGAAGTGGGAGATGGAATAATGGTATTAGATAAAGACAATAAACAAGTAAATTCATACCAATTGACACGAAAAGACATAACATCACCAGGCCAAGCAAGACCAGGAGAATTATCTCAAATGACGGTATAGTTTATTTTTAAAATAATTAACAAAAGGCTTGTTTATTCAAGTCTTTTTTCATATCTTAAGATGTCAATCAGTTATGTACGAATATGAGTAGTAATATATTATTAGGTTTTATAGAAAATGTGTTAGGAAAATCCCACAAAAGAGCTAGGGAGAACTATGCATTTACCTGTCCAAAATGCAATCACCACAAACCAAAACTAGAAGTGAACCTTCATACAGATGAGAATGGTCAAAATCCTTTTGAATGCTGGGTATGTGGATTTAAGGGACGTACAATAAAGTCGTTACTCAAGCAACTACAGGTACCTGCTGAACAGGCATATGAAATCCTTAAATATGTAAGAAAAGGTGATGAAATAGGTTATGCACCTGCTTCTGTAGTAGAATTACCTAAAGAATTCCAAGCACTTTATATAGCATCCACCACATCTATTATAGCAAATAAAGTAAGAAAGTACCTATATAAAAGAGGATTTACCGACAGAGACTTCCTAAAGTACAATATAGGCTACTGTACATCAGGGGAATACAGCGGTAGAGTGATTATTCCGTCTTATAATGAGAATAATCAACTAAACACCTTTGTAGGTAGAACATATGAAGATGCATACCATAAGTATAGAGGTCCAGAGTGTTCTAAAGATATAATAGGGTTTGAAAACTTAATCAATTGGTCCCAGCCCATAGTACTAGTAGAAGGGGTGTTTGATGCAATAGCAGTAAAAAGAAACGCAGTACCAATACTAGGTAAGTCTTTATCAAAATCTTTGATAAAAAAGATAGTATCCAGTAAGGTTGAAGACATATACGTAGCCCTTGATAGGGATGCATTTAAAAAAGCACTCTCATATACGGAACAGTTTCTGAATATGGGAAAGAAAGTATATCTAGTAGATATGCAAGATAAAGATCCAAGCGAGATGGGCTTTGCAAGCTTCACTCGTTATGTACAACAGGCAGAGGAAATGGACTTCGGAAAGTTACTCCGCTACAAACTATCATAATATGATACAAAAAGGTTAACCGTTTGGAAAAAACAAGCTATTTATATAAAAGATAAGTAGTATGATAGGTATATATAAAGTAGTAAATCCAAACGGAAGAATATACGTAGGTCAGAGTATGGATGTTGATAGACGGTGGGAGGAATATAAGAGGGTTCAAGGAAAGGGACAACCACGGCTACATCGGTCTATAAAAAAACATGGAATAGGTAATCACATATTTGAATTAATTGAAGAGTGTAGGGATATTGAATTAAACGTAAGAGAAAGGTATTGGCAAGATTTTTTTAATGTAACAGGGAAAAAAGGGCTAAACTGCCGATTAACAGGTTCAAACGATAGGGTAGGATTTCTATCAGAAGAAACAAAAGCAAAGATATCAAAAACTCATACAGGAATGAAACATTCCGAAGAAACAAAACAAAAGATATCAAATATAAACTTAGGAAAGAAACTCTCAAGCGAAACCTGTAGAAAAATGTCTATTGCAAAAAAAGGAATAGTCTTTACAGAAGAGCATTTAAAAAATTTGAGAAAACCTAGAAGAACATTAATATGTCCCCACTGTAAGAGAGAGGGAGGAGCAGCACAAATGCAACAATGGCACTTCAATAAGTGCAAAAATAAATAAAAATATGATACAAAAGGGAGCAAACATTCTATCAGAACATGCAAAAAAAAGACTAGATTTTAAACCGGATCTCAAGCAGATAAATTTTCTTGATCGACGCGTTTATCAAAGATCAGAAGGAGTATATTACCCTTCAGTTACTTCAATTCTACAGTATATGCCAAAGAATAAGTTCTTTGAATCCTGGCTAAAAGATGTAGGACATAACTCAGACATTATAATGAGAAGAGCCGGCGATGAAGGGACTCAAACTCACAATGCAATTGAAGAGTTACTAGAAGGAAAAGAAATCCAATGGATGGATGATTATGGCAATGCCCGGTACAATGAATTGGTATGGGGAATGATTATAAAATTTAAAGAGTTTTGGGAAGCAGCAAAACCTGAACTAATCTTTACAGAGGAATTTACATACTCAGATACTCATAAGTATGCAGGAACAGCTGATATAGTTGTAAAGATAAATGGAGAGATTTGGTTAATTGATTTTAAAACATCAAACCACCTACATAAGTCATATGATCTTCAACTAGCAGCTTATGCTAAGTCAATTGAAGAAGCAAAAGGTATTAAGATTGATAGAACAGCTATTCTTTGGTTGAAAGCATCAACTCGAGGAGTTGATAAAGCTGGTAAAAAGATACAAGGAAAAGGGTGGGAACTAAAGGTGATTGATGAGATAGAAAAGAACTTTGAATTATTCAAATTAATTTATAAATTGTATGAAATAGAACACCCAACAACAGAGCCTAAGTTCTCTTCATACCCAACCACTATCAAACTTTAGTACTATTTATTTAATATAATAGTTGCATAATAGAAATATTGTGCGTATCTTTAGAAACAATAAATAGATAAAATGGAAAACTTTAACTTAAAGAAGTTCTTAGTAGAGAATAAATTAACTACTAACTCAAAAGCACTAAACGAGGATCAACAACATAGAGTAGGAGATACAGTAAAATTTCTAGGACGCCCAGTGCAAGGAGCAGGCTACTTTTTTGAGTACGAAGATACTGTAAAAAAGATAGGTAAAACCCATACACTAGTAGGAACTCCAGACATTACAGAAAGAGTACCAAACAATAGGCTTTATCCTTATGTAGGATTTAAGAAAGCGGGTGAAAGATTTGGGAAAGCTATGTGGGTAAAAATTTAAGCGAAATGGGAGGAAACGTATTCGATAGCACAGCACCAATAAAAAAAGAGCATATTAAACCAACTCTATTAGAGTTTTTTAAGCAGTTCAAAACAATATTTCCAAAAGCAGAACCATTCTTCAGAGAAATGAAAACTCTAGGATCTGTAGGGAAAAAAGACTATTCAGGGGACATCGACCTAGCACTAGCCGGGTCATCCTTTGATGATATAAACGATTGGGGTTTAGATGAGAAACACGTTCAAGACCTATTCGCTGGATTTAAAAAAAGAGCTAGAACCTCTTCTGATGATCAATTAATGAAAAGAGCTGTGATTGTGTCAGTAGCACAGAAAGTGTTAGAAGCTGATACAGAAATCATAGCAGACATAAAAGGATCAGGAGCAGGAGCTCTATTCCTCTTGTTTCCTCAATACGATGAGAATAACGAAGTAGTAGGGCAGAATGTTCAAATAGATGTCAATGTAGGAGATGTAGACTGGTTACAGTTTGCATATCATTCAGCTACTTATTCAGGGAATGTAAAAGGTCTTCACAGAACACAGTTACTTGTATCATTATTCTCTCATAAAGGGTATACATTTTCTCATAACTACGGAGTTAAGAGTAAAGAAACTCAGGAAATAGTAGCTAATACACCGCAACAAGCAATCGATCTACTAAACCAATTATACGGCTTAAATTTAGATAGAGATGCAATAGGAGACTACTTCAAACTGATGGAAACATTAGAAGCAGGATTACCTCAGCAAGACTTACATGCAGTTTATGATACTTATCTTAAGATATTAGATAGTACTAGAGCAGATATACCAGAAGATCTACAGTCTTATTGGATAGAAAATCAAGAGAGATTAGCATTAAAAGGTAAATTTTTACCGGATAATTCAAATTTAATACAATACAAAGTATAATGAGCGGAGTAGCAGGGGGAAACAGAATAGAAAGAGGGGATGTACAAGCTACGTTCAACAAATACGTAGAAGAAGTTCTAAGTAAGATACCAGGCTTTAAAAAAGCTTCTCTATCAGGATCTGTGAAAGCAGGTTCAAAAGCTGACTTTGGAGACCTGGACCTTATTGTATGGTTTGAAGGAGATGATAAAAGAGAAGTTAAACAAAGACTTATCGATGCAGCTCTAGCTCTACCACAAGACATAATTGTACCTTTCAAATCAGAAAAATATACAGGTAGAAGATATTATAACTCAGGTGAACTAATCTCAGTACTTTATCCAATTGTCGGAAAAGAAGACCAGTATATTCAGGTTGATAATATTATATCACTTACAGAAGAAGAACATGCCTTTAAGGGATCATTTCTAGACCTACCAGCTGAAAAGCAAGGACTATTAATAGGACTAGCAAAAGTGATTCTATTGGAAGAAAATCCTGAAGAAGTATTCAGAAGAATGGGAATTTCAAATGTAACTAAACTTGAAAAAGGTGAGGAGTTTGAATTTAACCTATCATCTGTAAAACTGTCTCTTAGAAAAGTAAAACTTGAAAACTTCAGAGAAGTAGCAAGAGAAGAGATTTGGTCAACAACAAATTGGGGTACTATAAAGATATTATTTAAGAATTTTAATATCGATGGTTCTTTTGAAGACCTATTAGACGATATTGCAAGAAGACTTACAAACGCTAGATCTAAAAATAGAATAGCAGGTATATTTAAAAGCATGGTTACTGTTAAATCAGGGGAGGTTGGAACACCTAAAGGACAAGGAAAAGAAGATGCTTTAGAGAAAGTAGCACAAACACTTTCAGAAGCCTTAGATGATGGATCAGAAGTAGTAGCTTTGTATGCTGGAGGATTTAAACCACCACATTTAGCTCACTTTCAAAATGCTAAATTCCTTTCCACTAAAGCAGATAAAATTATAATCTTTATCGGACCTAAAATCAGAGAAGGAGTAAAAATTACAGCAGAACAATCAAAAGCAATTTGGGAGATTTACGCCAAGTATTTAAACGTACCAGTAGAAGTTGTTATTAGTAGAGTAACTCCAATTTTAGATACCTACGAATGGATTGATGCAAATCAAGACAAAGTAACAAATATAATAACAGGAGCAATGGCTGATGAGATGGGGAAATTCTCAGGTATAGCAAAAAGAAAAGAAAAAGGAGATTACAAAAACGTAGAAGTAAAAGAACTTCCAGTTATTGTAGATAAAGAAGACAGTAAATTCTCAGCAACTGATATCAGAAAATCACAAGACTTTTTATTATCAGGTAAATGGATTCCAAAGATAGTATCAAAGGAGGATCAACAAGCAATCATAGATATCGTGACACCACAGAAAGAGGATTCAATCGAAGATAAGATGTTAACTGCAGTTGATAGTGTATTTGAAAGCTTTTTTCCAAAAGAAACTAAGAAGAAAATAATAAAAGAAGGATCTTCGGGAACACCTATACAAGCATCAGGAGCTATTCCGTCAAAGGATAGAGCGGAACTAACACACCTCTTCAATGACTTAAGAAAGACTATTGATTCAGATAAATTTACAGTAGTATTTAATCAGGATAGAATTGACATATACATTAAGACTTATTCAGATGTAAGCTTTGATCAAACACCGTATCAAAAACACCTACCAGAAGGAGTAGAACAAGAAAAATTTAACTACACTCCGTATATAGGATCGATTTTAGAGTATATGCTTGATGAGGGTATGAATATACAGCCACTACCAGAGGTAAAAGTAAGGTATGATGAACAAGAAGCAGGAAACTTCTTTGGCAAGACAGCATACTACGATCCAAACAATAAGGAGGTTGTACTATATGCAATGGGAAGATTACCTAAGGATGTATGTAGATCATTTTCTCACGAAATGGTACACCACATGCAGAACATGGAAGGACGGTTAGGTAGCATAACAACTACAAATACAAATGAAGATTCCCATTTGCAACAGATAGAAGACGAAGCAGTCTTAAGAGGAGGAAGTATCTTTAGAAGCTGGGAGGATTGGGTAAAAAATAAATAAAAAATAAAAAAGGTTATGAAAAAAACAGAAGTTACAGAAAAACAAATCGTTGAATACGTAGAGAAGTACATAGTTGAGGTAGAGAGCCACTACGGCCTATCAAAGCATCAACAAACTACTCCCTATATATACCTAAGTAGAGATATTATAGATGATATAAAAGGAGAGTATTGTTATATGATTAATGAGATAACAATCTACTATAATAATATAGGGAGCCTAGAAGAGCTTATCCGGACAGTTATTCACGAATATCAACATTATCTCCAGTCACCTTCTTGGATGACTAGGTATTATAAAATGGGATATGATTACTCAAATCATCCATATGAAATAGCAGCGTATAAAGAAGAAGAAAATTGGAAGACAATATGGAAACAAGCATCGTAACTTTACTAGAAGCTCAAATACCATATCAAATATATTGTGATATGGACGGGGTATTAACAGACTTTGAGAAGAGATTTGTTACTCTTTTGAGAAAGGAAGGTCCAAAATACTATTCAAAAGCAGTTATCGCTCAAGTATCGAGACCTAAGCATTTTGAAGCTATAGAGGGGCAGGAAGAATTCTGGAAATTCATCGACCAGTATATAGGATTGGAATTTTGGTCAGAAATGCCTTGGATGCCAAACGGAAGAGTATTGTGGGACTTCATACAGCCTTATGGTCCAAAACTTCTTACATCTCCTTCAAGAGATAATACCTCAAGACTAGGGAAAAGACTATGGGTAAGAGAGCACCTAGTGCCGGCACCTGAAGTATTATTCAGATTTGGAGATTCTAAGTCGGATTTTGCAAATGAAAACTCTATATTAATAGATGATAAGCCAAGTAATTTAAGAGCATTTGCTGCTAAAGGAGGAATATCAATAGAATGTAAAGATGGAGATGTTTCATCGGTTATAAATGAACTAAAACAATTGGGATATGACGAAAGAGAGCTTACTTAAAAAAGAATTCACTTCAAAAGATGTTAACCGTGCAAGAAATTTAGTAAAGAAAGACTTCAGTGCAAAGACTGTAGATGGAGTGGGGTATGCTAAAGCACAAGTTGCTTATAAAGAGGGAGATATCTGGGAAGAAAGTGGTAGAACTTGGACTATTAAGAATGGACTTAGACAGAACATTACAAAACTGGATGCAGCTAAAAAAGCTCTACA